GGTTGGAACGAAGTATTTAGTCAATTTTGGCAAACTGGTGGATTTTCTGAATGGACAGGGGACAAATATTTAAGACAAGCAGTGTATAGATGGAGAATAGGAGACTGTTTTATCCTGACCATAAAGAGCAATAAAAAGTTAGAAATGCCTGTAGATAAAGAAAAGTAGAAAGGGTAAATATGGTTTATGAATTTTTACAAGCTGGTGAGGAAAATGCGCTGTCACCGACATTTTTAAAAAATTATTTTGGATTTACAAGCATTAGGACATTGCAGAAACAGATTGAATTTGAACGAGAGCAAGGGCATGTGATTTTAAGTAGTACATTAGGTGGATATTATAGAGCTTCAACGGCAAATGAAATTAGGCGATTTATAAAAACGCTAGAGAATCGTGGAAGCAGAACTTTGAAAGCATTAGAGAGATTGAAGGAGTATCAACTAATGGCGAATAGGAGGATGTTTTCACTTGATGTTATTGATACGGACAAGTTTCTTGATATGCCTGCTACTTCACAAAATTTGTATTTCCATTTAGGTCTGAGGGCAGATGATGATGGTTTTGTATCTTCTCCTAAAAAAATCACTAAGTTAGTCAACTGTGGAAGTGATGATTTGAATGTTTTGATTTCCAGGGGATTTGTTATTCCATTTGATGATGGAATCATGGTTATTACTCATTGGAAACAAAATAACTACATACAGGCAGACAGATATAAGCGCACTCTTTATCAAGAACAGTTATCTCAACTGATTGTTAATAATGGCGTATACGCACTGGATACAGAACGTATCCATGATGTATCCAAAATGGAAGCACAGGTTAGTATAGAGTTAGATAATAATATATTATGTTCGCCTGGAGCCGAACCAGATAAGACGGGAGATAATGATTCCGACCTTGAACGACTGAAAACAGACTTTGAAAAGATTTATGCCATATATCCAAAAAAGAGGGGAAAAGCAAAAGCATTTGAATACTATTGTGCTTATGTGAAAAAAGGGCGTTGTATCAACAAAGTTCGTTATCGGCTGACTAACAAGCAAATTTATTTGGCGGTTCGAGCCTATACCCGTGAATGGGAGGCAGAGGGAACAGAGATATGCTTTTGTAAAAATTTCGATACATTTATGTCAAAGGCTATTATTGATTATCTGCCGGGGGAGGATGATTTATGATTGTTAATGCGGAGCAAGCGCTTATTGGTGCCTTGATGATGGAACCACGGGTAATCAAGGATTGTGGGAGCATTCGCCCTGATATGTTTGTTGATGCGCTGTTAGGGCGGATATATCTGGAATTCTTGAGAGCGCATGATTTTGGATATCAGGCCAATCTTGTTACCCTTGCAGCAAACATTGATGATGTTTCCCAATCTGAATTGCTGAGTAAATTAAAAGAGTGCAGTGATTCAAGCGTAACAAGTACGGCAACTGGGGAATATGCAGAAGTGATTAAAAATGCATATAAGGCCCGTACAGCCACGCAAATTATCAATGCAGTACAATTCCACCCCTCTGCCGTAGAAAAGCAAATAGGGGAGACTGTGAACGCTCTGGAGGCATTGCAAGAGGATGATAGACCAAAGGCAAAATGCTTAAGTGAGATTGTTGACGAAATGGCCCCAGGATGTTTCGTAGACAGGGAACGGGATTTTCTTTACACGGGATTCCCACGATTGGATGATTGTCTTGGAGGTCTGGAGGGTGGTGATATCATTGTCATTGGAGCGCGCCCGGCAGTTGGAAAATCTGCTTTTGTTACGCAAATACTGACAAATATGGGAATCCAGGGCAAGCGGGTGCTGCTGTATAATCTGGAAATGACAAATAAGCAGATGTATGAACGACTGGTGTCGCGGCAATCTGGTATTATGATGAACCGTATCCGGCAGGGCAAGGCTTTCCTGGGGGATGAAAAAGAACGGTTCCAAAAGGCCAATACGGAACTGAAAAGGCTGGATGTGTGGATATCAAGCGGGGTTAAATCCGTGGGTGAGATACGCAGAGAATGCCAGCACATGGGTGCTGATTGCATTATCATTGATTATTTGCAGCTTATAAAGGCCGAACGTCATTACGCTAACCGGGCGTCAGAAGTGGGCGATATTTCAAAGGCAATTAAATCATTAGCAATGGAGTTGAACCGGCCTATCATAGTCTTATCGCAATTAAACAGGGCATCAGAAGGACGGCAGACAAAAGAACCCACTATGTCGGAACTGAGGGAATCAGGTGATATTGAGCAGGATGCATCAGTTGTTATGCTGCTTTGGAATCTTTCAGAAGAAAATGAAAGATACAAAGGGGTGAAGGTAGAGAAAAACCGACAAGGGAAAACAGCAAAATTTCAAATGGAGTTTGTTGGTGAGGAAATGAGTTTCAAAGAAGTAGAGGGTAAAGATTTTGATTTCAAGCCAGCAAAGGAGAAAACACCATTTGATTAACAGGGGGCCGATGTGGTAAAAAATTCAGAGGTACAACAGGAATTTGAAATGTTCGCAGACGTTTGGAAGCTATTTAAACAGCGGCTTCCAGTAGGCAAACCGGATGATGATGAATACTGGGAGGAAACCGTAAATGCAGTTAAGTGTTTCATGATAAAATATCCAGATTCATTCAGCAAGGATATAGCAATGGCGGTGTTGACAGAAATCGAAAGGAGGGGTAAGCGGTGAAGATAAGAACCCAGGACGCAAGACAATACCTTGAATATGGCGAAATATATGCAGAATACAGCTACGATGGTAAAGGGGCAACGGTATATGCCAGAAGCAGGTTTCATAACGGAGCATTGTTTGCGGGAGCTTATGAAGATATGACGAGGGCTAAAGGTGTTCTTTATGAGGTGGATTTAGCATATCAAGCCGGGCAGAGGGTCTTTTATATGCCGGCAGAATGAAAATTACATAGCAGTATGATTGTATAGAGCCAGACGCTAAGACGCAGAGCCGTTTAAAGGAGGGCTTTATTTTTTATGTAGTTATTGAAATCATGGTTATTGTAACCACGGAGGAGAATAGTAAATGTTTTGCGTGATACAGGAAATAGAAGTAAAGAAGGTTCATGCCGGGGAACCGAAGGAAATAGAAGTTTATGAAACCACCTGGACTACCAACGATAAGAAGGAGTCAACCTGGGGGTGGCGCTACAGTGATGAACACTTTGACCGCCCTGTTAGAAAAGCATACCGAATTAGTATACATGAGAGTTACCGGGAGTCCGGGAAGGTCAAGAAAAAGCAGACTGTAATCTGTACTATCGAGTACTATTCTATTGTGGACTGTGGGAGCTGGATAGGGGACTATATCACTGGCTCCCGATGGAAGGATAAGGTGGAATCCATCGGGTTTCCAGAGGATGAACTTGTGGACCTGATTTATAAGAAATTCCAGCCTATCATAGACAGGGTAGAAGCAGAGTTCCAGCAGACAGAGGAATACAGGGCCAGGGAGGAGCACAGGCGCATCCTAATGGAACACAACCAGAGGGTGGAGGCTTTCAAAGAAAAGTATGATACCAGCGAGAGTGAATATAAGCACTGCTATGATGTGTTCGGGAACCTGCGCAACCTGGATGCCCTTAAGAAGGTCAAGGCAGATTATAAGGCAAAGAGAGACTATGAGCGCCGGAGCCAGAAAGAGAGCCGTAGTTATTATGAAAGATTCTTTAATAACTACAGCGGGAATAGTGGGAGTAGTTACGGTGGAAATATTTCTAATAACTACAATGAGGATAATAAGGCCATGCTTAAGAAGTTCTATCGCACCTTGTCAAAGGCATATCACCCGGACAGTAACTCAGGAATGGACACATCCGAAGAAATGAAGCTACTGAACCAGCTTAAAAGTGATTGGGGTGTGTAAATGTTGAAAAAATAGTTAATGTGACTACAAAATTTGGTCAGCATGGGGCGAATGTGCTGTTTGTTGATAAACAATACATTTCAATATTACACAAGAGAAGCATTGAAATAATAAAGACAAGGAGAATCAGAATGACTTATTACGAAAAAATTGTGACAGCAATTAAGACCAGGGAGGTGCTTGAAATGCCGCTTTTAAGCCTTGGGCTTATCCTGAAAACTGGCGGCATTGAGGCAGCGGGATATTTGGGGATGTGTTCTGACCGGATAGCAGAAGCAGAATTGATAGACGGGGAAGATGTGAGAATTGATTTTATAAATTTCCCTGATTTGTTGCTATCTGCTGATGGTGTGCGGACGTGCCGAGGAATACTAGAAAATTATGTGTCAGATGACATTATTTCGGACGCTTTTGAGGCATTATGCCATGAGGAAAGCATAAGGGCGGAAATAAGCATGTTTTCCGGGACATTACGGGAATTAGGAACGGCGGGCCTAGTAAAGATGTATGCCAGATGTAAAGATAATCAGATACGGAAACTTATAGCGGCAGAGGCTTACCATCGTTCCATTTTATCAAGTATTATAAGGCGGCTACGAAGCTTATTTTATGATGTGCTTGTCCATGTGAAATATCATAGACTGATTTCTGTGGTAGATATGGCGGTGAAAAATATTCGTAGTGAAACAAAATAGCCCCGCTGCCGAAGGTTGTTTCTCCTTTATCCACTATGAAACTAACCCAGTAATGGATACATCTTAGGAAATGAAACTGCTGAATCAGCTTAAGAATGATTGGGAGCTGTAGTTATTGAAAAAACAATTTCCATAACTACAAAGGGAGGCAATGTTTTTAGCTAATATGATTTCTATAACACAAAGAAAGTGGGTGAAAATATGGTTGTTATTGGAATAATGATTTTTGTGATAATTTGTGAACTGGCGGCGATTTATGAAAAGATGGAGGGTAAAAACAATGAATAAAATAGAAATGGTTGAAACGTGTTTGAGTGGCTGTATGAAGATTCTGGGAGAAACGCAAAATGATTTGCCGGGTGTTGCGGCAGGATGCATGGAAAAGGGAATGGAGTCAATATCCGGGTTTATGCAGAATACGGTGACAGAGGATAAAGCAAGATTAAAGAAAATGATAAACGGAGGTTATAGGAATGGCAAATATTAATTTTGATGATGGATTTGAAACATTTACAATCAATGGGGATTCCAACCGGGTTATAAAGATAAATCCAAAGGATGGAAACATCCTAATCCGATTTGATGAAGCTATGCGGGACTTAAAAAACGAATCGGAACGACTTTCAAGTATCAAAGTTAAGGCAGACGGAAGTCCTGTAGAGCAGGCAGGAATATCCCTGGAGGAAAGTACTTCCAGACTTGGGGAGTTTAACCAGCTCATCTGCAGCAAAATGGATTATGTATTTAATGCCGATGTAAGACAGGCTGCTTTTGGGAGACAGTCCCCGCTTTCCATTGTTGGTCCAGATAACCGCTTTCTGTTTGAGATATTCTTAGAGGCAGCTTTGGAAGCGGTTCGCGACAAGCTGGAGGCTGCAACAAAAGAAATGGAATCCCATGCAGGAAAGTATACAGGCCAGTACAAACAGGCAGTAGACAACGGGAGCAAGTACCCATTCCCTGTAAAGTAGGTGTTATATGAGTTCTGATGAAAAAATGATTGAAGCAATAAAAAAGATTTTGTCCAGGGGAAATATGGCAGAAATAAAAAAGCGAAAAAATGATGTGATTATCCTGGAGGTAGAAAAGAAAATTACATATCAAACTAATAGATAGAGTGGTATCTGTTAAAGGCTAAATGGAGCCGGGAATTTTGCGATATATGCAAGATTTCCGGCTTTTTCTGTCTCTTAGGAAGTGAGGAACTGGGATATTGAAAGCAGATGGAAATATTGTTATTGATACAAAAATCAATTCAGATGGGATGCAGCGTGGTATATCAGAAATTAAAGGCTCCATGACAAAGCTGGGGGGAATAGTGAAGGGCATCGGTAAGGCCATCATTACCGCTTTTGCGATAAAACAGATTGTGCAGTTCGGTAAAGAATGTTTGGAACTGGGGTCCGATTTGGCAGAGGTACAAAACGTTGTAGATGTGACTTTTCCCGGCATGACAAAACAGGTGGATGATTTCGCAAAGGCGGCGGCTGATTCCTTTGGACTTTCTGAGACAATGGCGAAAAAATATGTCGGTACGTTCGGGGCAATGTCTAAATCCTTTGGTTATTCAGAAAACGCGGCCTATGATATGGCTACGGCATTAACCGGGTTAACAGGTGATGTCGCAAGTTTCTATAACTTGTCGCAGGAAGAAGCATATACAAAATTAAAATCTGTGTTCACGGGCGAGACGGAATCGCTTAAGGAATTAGGCGTTGTCATGACGCAAAGTGCATTAGACCAATATGCCCTTGCAAATGGTTTCGGAAAAACCACTAATAAAATGACGGAGCAGGAAAAGGTTGCCTTACGCCTACAATTTGTACAGAACCAGCTTTCAGCGGCAAGCGGTGATTTTGCCCGTACATCGGATTCATGGGCGAACCAGGTAAGGATTTTTCAGTTAAGATTACAGTCTTTAAAGGCTACGATTGGACAAGGGCTTATAAACCTGTTTACGCCTATTATAAAGGCCATAAATGTATTCCTTGAACGGTTATCAACGGCAACCACGGCATTTAAGAATTTTACGGAAACGGTAATGGGTAAGAAATCTGTAAATAGCGGAGCTGCACAAGCGGCAGGAGAAATGGC